TCACCAACACACGTTCTCGTACTCCTTATGTCACATAAGTAGTCGTAGAATTTTTCTGGGAAAAGGAACCTAACAAGATTCAAGGCGACGCTGTCACTCGCGCTCTCGAGATCGAGAGTGCACCAACCGAACACAAACGCTTGCCGCGCCCGTGTTTGATTGATAGACTGGTCGTCTAAGTCACAACCCCATTTACGCAATCTGGCTCTAAGCCATCTTCCGAATCCCTGTTGAAGGAACCCGTTGAACAGCGGTTCCATGCCGATCGTTCGATGTGTGTATGCCGTCTTCGGCACGCACGACGTACGACTCCCGGGGACGATGACACGTGCCTCTCCGTAAAGAGAACACGGTCCATCAACCTCGGTACCGACAATGGAACTGAGCCACCGCAGGTCGCGGTTGAGCACGTAATCGACGTATTTCGACGCCGACAGGGTCGCTACCATTCCGCTGGAATGTTTTTTGCTCAGAGGGAGGCCACGCTTTGTTGTGGCAGTTGCCCCCTGGCTCCACTTACACTCTGCTAGAAGCGCTTTCCGGTTGAACGGTCCCAAGATTAATGTAATTTGCCGCTGCGCCTCCAAAAGGAGAGCAGCGCCGGCAACGGATCCTACCCTTTCGGGAGGATGTACCGTGCCGGACATTAGTCCGAAGAACCGTCGGTTGGTCTCAGCGCATCTCGTCTCAGCAGCTATCCAGCTGTTGACAGTGCTCTTCATTCTCATCTTTTCAGTTGAGCCCGGGAGATCCGGTAGCTTACGAAGGAGGTTATACACCATCCAATCATTCGCAAATGACAAGCTTTCAGAGTATAAATCTGGTTGCGGCGGGCCCACCTCTCGGAAGGCCTTAAACGCACCTACGTCCTTGATGGACGCAGAAACCAGACGGGTGTAGGAGCTATCAATACGCTCACATACATCCAGGAAGTCCTGGAGGATACGCCGGCTGGCCGGCGATGTGTCTTTGCGTGTCATGGTTAGATCTGATAGTTATTAAGTACCAGGGTAAACCAACGTCTCGATGACCTGCTTAATCTGGGCATTTTGCAATGCCAGAGGCGCCATCTTCGAGATGTTTTGACGATCGAGCAACGCTCCCTGTTCGGGGAGATAGTACTCGTGATAGCTGCGCGTAATGTATGCCAGTGTGGGGGCAGGTGCCACCCCGCTGACAGTTGAGTTGGTTACGTTGGCTAGAACAGGTTCTAGCAACACCACCTTAACTACAAAATTACGCTTCTCTGACGAAGTACCTGCCTGTCCGGCAGGAGGACGCTTCAACGAGATTCCCAATCGCCAATACCCTAGGGCATTGGATTGCGACTGGTCTTCCCACCAAAACGTCTTGTTTTCATCAAGACCCATGGGAACGAAGACATGATTTACAGGCGTAGCCTGCGCATCAGCAATGGTAATATTAGTTGCCATGCTCTAACCTTTAGAAAGTTAATTATACCCTTAGCGAATTAGCTGCCGGAGCAGAGACGCTGCAGATATCATCTGTGATGACCCCAAGTCGAGATTGAGCTTGGGCACAGACGGTGTTGGGTACGACACGGTCAGGGACCGGTTGAACGTTACCACCCTTTTCGTAGCTACGGTTGATTCAGTGTACCAGGAATTGCTTCCCAGCGATTTACCTGAAGTCTGCCCCACGTAGTTGACCACTACGAGTGTAGACTCG